GCGGGACCGGGAATCACCCCTCCGCGCATAAGCTCCGAAGCCCGCCTCGCATTGCGCAATGTGATAGCGGTCGATCCAGCCTTCGCAGCCTCGCCTACGGCTGGTAGTGCAATCGCACCGGCAGGCCCAAATGCGGCAAGACCACCGCCCATGGAGACGGTCCCCGAGACGGGACCGCGAACCGCGAGCTTGCCAACGAGCCGCAAGACATTTTCCGTCTTACCGCCGCGCGCAACGGCCTTGATCTGGGCTCGTTGCTCAGGACTGAAACGAGCCATCGCGCGGTCATTGTTGGCGATCTGGCGGAATCGTTGCCGGACGGCGGTCGCATATCCCGCTTGTGTATAATTGGCGCCAGCGGCATTCTTGGCCTTCTCCAGAGCGTCTTCGATGACCTCGCCCCGGCTAGCCTTGGTCCAAAGATCGCGCGCAGTTTTCAACGCCTCTTGTGCCTGCGGATCGGGTGCACTGGAAAGCTGTTGAGGCGAGAGGTTTTCCATGAAGTCGTCAATGTGGTCCTGCACCACGCGCGCCATGGCACGATCGGCCTTGTCGGGCGACTTTGCGCCCTCTTTCGCGATCCGGCGCAGAATTTCCATCTGCTGAATAGACTGATCACCCGTCGCATCGCCCAGTGCACTCACTACGGCCGCAGACTTCGGATGCAGCATCGGGTGAAAGCCACGTTTCGCAATGTCACTGGTAATATCATTGACCATCTGATCTACGGCAGGCGCCGAAACGGTGAGGCCAGAATTGTCCACAATGGCGTATTGCTTGGCGGCTTCCGATCTGAGCGCAGAGACGGATGGCGCGGGCTGTGCCTTGGCAGGAAGCGGTGCGCCGGCAGTCTTCGCGGGCGCACCAGCGGCAAGACCGCCAACCATCGACAACGCACCGGACAGGAACGGATGATCCTGAGAAAATTGGGCCTGTTGCGCCTCGGCAGCGTCGGCCATGGCGTTCGACTGATCGAGACCGCCAATGAGACCAACCGTTCCTGCAATCGGTCCCTGGAGCGTGGGCATGAACGCGCCGGTTGCTGCTCCCGCATTCCCCTGCATCTGATCCGCTTCGGCGCGCGCGGCGAGATAGCCAGGCGTGTTGCGGTTACGCTGAAGTGACGCCTGATAGGCTTCCTGTTCCGCATCGGCCGCAGAGCGCAACTTCTCGCCAATCGTCTCATTCAACCGGCTGATCGGATTTGGCAACGCACCACCAAAGGATTGCGCCTTGCCTTGCATTTCCGGGATGGAAGCCACTGCGCTGAGTGCAGGGCTGACCACATTCTCCTGCACAAACCGGCCGACCGGGCTCGCCACGACGCGATCAATGAAGGAGGGTTGTTCACCCTGCCTCGGTAGGGCGGCCGCAGGCGTGACCTGAACCGGCGTGATCGGGGTATCTGGCGCCTGCATTTTCTGCACGCGCGCCATCAATTGCGACCGTGTAGTGCCGTCCGGGACATTGGTGATAACGGTGCCGTCAGGCATGCGAACGTCCATGGTCACTCCGGCAATTGACTGAAATCGATGACATTGCCACCAGATGACGGCTCACCACGAATAGGACCGATGGATCGGTCGCCAAGCTGGTCTTTCGGAGGCATTCGGCCCTGAATGAGAGAGAGTATATTTTGATAATGGCGCTTCACATCCATCAGGTTCTGTTTCAATTGTGCCCGAGGTAGACCTGTGTCGAGCGATGCGATGGTTGATTGCAGGAGACGGTTTTCCATCTCTGACACCTGACCAAGCGCACCACCTGTTGGCGATGCATCGCGAAGTGCCTGGAGCCGGTCGAACCCAACATTGGCCTTGATCGTATCGATGGTCTTATCGAGCGAAAACGCACCGGTCTGCGGAATGTTGCGAAGGCCAGCACCAACAGCGCCAGTGGTCCAGCCGTCAATTTGCCCAATGGCGGCATCAACCTTGCTAATGACGTTCTTCGAACCTTCGATGGCCTGCCGGGTCGCCTTGTCTTGCGCGTCCTGATTCTTCGCAATTTTCATTTGATCTGCCGGGCTCATCGGCGCCGAGAACACCGGCTGGCCCGTCCGGCGATCATAAAGCGTGGCGCCGGGCGCTACCGCAATGGGCTGCGATTCCGACACCCGGTTATGCCTTGCCGTCTCTGCCTGCGAAGCGCGTTGGATAGCAAGACCGGGATCGTTCTGCTTCAAGTAAATATCCTGTGCGACGGCCTGATCCGACTTCACGTCGGAGGATTGCAGCACTTTCGGAATGCCATCATCACCGATCCCAATCACCGATCCGGGCCGAAAACCCATGCCCTGCGCCTCTGTGGGAGACAGAATGCGCATCTGGCTTCCAGCCTCTGCCTTTTGAAGGGCAAGGTATGGTGTAGGATCAAGGCCGTTTGCCACGCCTTGCGCCAACAAAGGCGCCAAGTCCTGCTTGGAAGGGATAGCATAGGTCTGCGCGTTAAGCGTGGCCGCCTCTGAACGCAGCTTCGGCGCCTGCGCACTCATGTCATTCATGGCAGGCGTTACTTCGACCGGATTCACCTGGGTAAACGCATCGCTGAGGCGCTGGGCAACAGCGTTCCGCTGGGTCATCTGTGCCTGCTTCAGCACATCGTCAATGCTGTCCGTCTGTCCGCCTGTGGACATATCTTTTAACATCGCACCAAGAAGGGAGAGCTTGTTCACCCCCGGCGTGGCACGACTGGGATCATAGTGAAGCAAGCCGCCAAGATAATCCGTCCCACCGTTCGGGTTGGGACTGCCGCTGAAGAAATCGCCAAAAAGTCCAGCCATCATGCAGCATCCTTCAACTGGTCATAATCGACGGCCAGGCCGAACAAGGTGGGATGGACGGCGGCCGGGTCAGTCTCACGAACTTCCTGCGCAATGACGCCGAGATGCACATCGGTCGGGGCCATATCGTATCGGAACGTCACCCAACGGCGCCCGCGCCGGTCAAAGTGGTGCGTGCGGACGTCATGCTTCAAGTCACCATCAGACAACTTCAAACCCATGGCGCCAAGGCCTTGCCCAAGCGATCCGAGTCCGCCGAGTAGCCCAGTCAGGAACGATCTACCACCTGATTCCGTCTTGTCGCTCGTGGAGTTGATCACGTTCGGGAACAGACCCAGTGCCTGGTCCATGATCTGCTGCGTTTGGGCTGGGTAGCCGATCTGGCGCATAAACTCTTGATATGCGGCATTATCCTTCTGCTGCTGCAATTGCTGCTGGGCATCGCCCACCGCAGAGACCAATCCAGCCTTGGTAAGCGCCGAAGACTGTTGCTGGCCGGAAAGATCACCCAACAAGCCTGCCGCGTTGAGATTGATGCCTGCAGCTCCTTGTGCCGCGTTCTGATTGGCCGTGGCTGCCGCCAGATCGGCGTTCTGGTTGCCGGTGGCCGCCGCGAACCGGCGTGCCAGATCTGATTCCGCCGCGTTCTGCGCATTGGTGAAGTTCTGGCTGTTGAGCCCGGCCAGCGTTGAACCCGCCGTATTGAGATAATCCTTGTTGGTCAGCGAATTCAGCACGGCTTGCCGGGTGCCACCGAATGCGCTCGCCGCCGTGGCTCGCTGATTATCGCTCATGATGCCAGCATCGCGCGCCTGCCCAAGCTGCTTCATGGTCGCGTCAATCACGTCCTGCTGGTACGGGTTCATGTAGGGCGAAAGGTCGGTATTGGCGAGAAGCGGCGCATCGACCGGTGTGGCGCTGATCACGGTGGGATTGTACCCAGCTGCACCCTGAGCCGCACTTATAGCGGCATTCATGGTGTTGTCGCCCAGATTGCCGGTGCCAAGCTGCTTGAGAAGGTCCTGAGCCTGCAATTGCGTCGGCGTGAAATCCGCTACACTTTCGCCCGTGAAGGGTTGGAATGGTGTGTTCGCGATGCCCGATGCGCGATTGTAGTTTGAAAAGAGCAACGACTTGATCTCTGGATCAATCGTGTTCGTTGTCGTTTCGGTGGTCTTTTTTCCGCCTTTGCACATCTTCACAAATCCTTGACTGTGACTGTCATCACTTCTTCGTAGCCCTTGCTACGCAATGCCCTCGCCCAACCTTTGCGCCCGATCAGCGCCACGCATTTGCATCCGTAGGCATGCTTCGCCCAGCGGGTGATGGCCGGCTCCATTTCATTGATCAGTTCCGAAAGGTCGCCACCCACCAAAAAGAAGTTCAGCGCCTTATATTGAGGGTAAACTACGATCTCCGTGACGATTGCCGACTTCTTGCCCGGCCAGAATTGAAAACGGCCTTCCGCGATGCCTTCTTCTATGTCCTGAATGGTGTGCGTGCCGCGCGTAGACGGAAGCGCCGCCTCAATCCATGGTCGACAGCGGGCCCACTCGTTCTGTGCTTCGGTCATGCCGGTGTGGTTGAAAGCGTTCCGTCATTGGCGACGACAAGGCGGTGAAACGAGCCGTCCGGCGCCTGTAGCAGAACCGGTGCGCCCTTCTTCATGTTCCGGTGATCTTCCGCGATCAGCATGGCGCGGGTCTGCGATTGATCGTTCGCGTCATACTTCTCTGGCGGTCTCGGTAGGATCATCGTCTTCCTCCTCCGCTCATGGCGAGGCGCGGGCTACCGACACGCCAATCGGCCATCATCGCCGCCGTGTAGCGCATCTTGGCCTGCCTGCCCGTGATGCGGACATTGGTGGGCGAAGCCAGCGCATAGGGCCCATGGACGCTGGCCGCGCCGTTCGGAAATTGTCGCGTCGTGAGCGTGATCGTGACCTGACCTGCCGTGCGTTCATCCGGGATCAGCTGGTCGGCGTAGATCATCTGATCGCCGTTGCCGATCTCCACCGGCCCGCTCTCGGCGTATGGAATATCGCCGTCATAGTTGAAGCCGACTTCATGGTCGTAGAGATAGCCGTCCGCATCGATCATGATCGGATGCTGGAACACGCCGCGATCCGTGCCGCACAGGCGCGACGGCCGCCCGATGTTCCAGTAATTGTCCCGATAATTCCAAATCACGCAGCGATCGATCTCGTTCGAGCCGGACGAGCAATAGTGCCATTCGATCTCGTCAAAGGCCGAATTCCGCACCGCGTAAATTTTCGAAAGCTGCAAACTGTTGATGTCGGAGAAGACATAATCCGCCACTTCGCACGCCAAGGGCTGAACATAGCCGTTGTAGAGCCAGAACGAATTGCGGCCCATCCACACCGCGCGGGCATCAAGCGCCGCCACACATTGCCGGGAAACGACGCCACAGGCCGAACCGACACGGGTGAAGCGATAAACCAGCGTGTCGGCGGTATAGGTGGCCAGCCATGCGTCCACATCGGTGAACAGCAGCGTGCCGCCCTGAATGACCTTGCCACACATCAGGCTTCCCGCCGTCTGCAACGGAAAGCTGCCCGCCTGATTGGTGTCGGTGGGCGTCCAGTCCGTATTGTCTTCCTGATCGCACCACGCGACGTTGCGCTGATCGTTGGCTGCGCCCAAAGCAAACACAAACCGTTCCGGGGTCACCACGAGGGCTTTGCACGACGGTGCATTGGCGACGGCCGCGGCCGGTGAAGCTGTGTTCAGCGCCCACTCATAAATCTTGCCGTCGTCCGGGCTGACCATAAGCAGGTTTTGTCCCCAGGTATCGAGGGTGGAGACTGTGGCGTCCTGGATCAGCGTGTTGTCCGGGCGGGGCGTGCCGTAGAAGCCGACACCGAAATCCCCCATGCCATAGCCGCCGCCCGTCACAGCGTCGGAACGGCCCACAACGAAGCCGGTGGGCGTGATGTCGTAAATATCGCCAGCACGGTTGGAAGCGTAGAGGTGCGAGTGCGTGGCAATGCCCAGCCATGTCGCACCGGAATTGTCCCGCCATGCCTGAATGGCGCGCGCCGCGCCGGTGACCTGACTGGCAGATCGTTTCTGCCAGCCGCCGATGGGCCGCAGATCGCGGTCGATCCACCGGATCAGATTGGCATCGAAGTAGCGACCTTTGCTCTCAAATTCCGTGCCGTTGCGATAAACACCGGGCGGAAGTGAGAGCGGGAAATATGCTGTCATCACGTCCACGCGAATTGAACGGTGCCGTGACCGCCGTTATCACCGGGAATGCCCGGCGTGCCGGACGGCTGACCGCCATTCGCGGCGCCGCCGGTCGTATTTGTCGTTCCTCCAGAGGCCGCGCCGTTGCCGCCGCCCAACGAGGCCGCGAGACCGCCATTGCCAGCCATGTGGAATGTCCCGGCGGCCAACGTCATATCGACGGTCGAAAGACCGCCACTGGTTGAGCTGGAGCTTGAGCTTCCAGAGCCGCCAGCACCGACGACGTAGCTCAGCGATGCGCCCCAATCGGACGATGCAATCGCTATCGTTCTGATCGCCCGGCCGCCCGCGCCGCCCGCCGTACCGACACTGGCGCCGCCACCACCGCCATCGACGGTGATCGTGACCGCAGCCGCGCCTGCGGGGACCGGTTCAGAGCCGCTGCCAGAGGTGTAAGTGTGCGTGACGGGCGAGAATGCACCGGCTACCACTTCCCAAGCCGATCCGGTCCAGCGCTTCATCTGGCGCAGCACATTGGCCGCGCCATTCCATTGCTTGACACCGGGGAGAAGTTGCCACGCCGATCCGGTCCAACGTTTCGCGCGTGACATTAGACGCTCGTGTCGATCCAGATGTCATCAACCTGAGGCGATGCTGGGGCAGTGGATTGAACAAAGAGGCGAAGGCCCGCACGCCCGCTCGCAACACTATTCCCACCTGTCCCGCCCTGCGCGACCGGCAATGGCCCGCTTGTGAAAGTCGGAGGTTTGGCAAAATTCACTACGTCTGATCCATCAATTGTGATCGGATAGGATTCGGACGAATGATCACCCGCCACGGCAGTGTTGCGTCCGATGTAAAGGGTATTCCCGCCACCAATTAGCGCCCGCCACCGACCAGCAGGTGATGCTTGGTTCGTGTCAACAAAATAAAGTGCCGGGAAAGCTGTCGCGATCTTCTGCGATGCCGCAAAATCATTATTGGCATTCAGTTTTGGAATGTTCGCGGACAGCCGCGCGTCAGGGACAGTGCCAACCAGATTGGCAGCCGGCAAATCGGTCAGATTGGCGCCGGAAACCGCGGGCAATGTCCCGGTCAGATTCGCAGCCGGAATATTCGTGAGATTTATCGCGCTAGCCGCGGGGAGTGTGGCCGGAAACACCGTACTCGGCAGCGTACCGGTTGTCAGGTTGCTGGCATCCGATCCGGCGTCCGAAATAGCCTTCAGCGTGGTATCGATGGTGTCCAGATTACCGTTGACCTTGGTGCCCCACGTGTCGGCAGACGCGCCGACTTCGGGCTTGGTCAGATTGTAATTGGTGGTGAAGGAATCGCTCACACCAAATCTCCTATAGCATGGTCCAAGTCGTCGGCGTGTCGCTGATGTCAGCCCACGACGCCGCAACCGGGTCTATGTCGGTCCAGAACCGCCCCTTCTTCATCGCCACGTCACTACCGGTGAGGACGAACGAACCGGCCTCCGCGCTCAGCGTGTAGGCCTGGGGCGCAAGCGCGGTGAGCGTGGCATCCATGCCTGTCAGCACGAATGCGCCCACATCGGCCGCCATACGGCGTGTCGATTTGAGAAGCGCGGGCAGGCCGGTCAAAACGAAGCTGCCAACCTCTGCTGTCAGCCTTTTGCCCTTGAGCAGCGTTGCCGCGCGGCCGGTGAGCACGAACGATCCGCTGCTCGCGCTCAACTTGCGCGCGGCAGCAAATCCGGCCTGCCGTCCTGTCAGCGCGAATGCGCCGTGATCCGCTGAGAGCGCGTAAGTGCCCGGCGTCTGCAACGACAGGTTTGCGTCTTGTCCGACAAGAGCGAACGCACCGGCCGTTGCCGCGAAACTGCGGGCTGACGATAGGGCCGCAGTCTGGCCAGCAGAAGAGAACGAACCTGATGCAGCAGAGAGGTTATAAGCCGTGCTGCTGCCAGTGCTGGGCTTAAACGCAATGATGGCAGCCGCCCATGCCGCCGGTATGGCACTATAGGACGGGTTGAATGATTTGGTCGGCGTTCCAGTTAGGAGCTGATAACCGCCATCAACTTGACGATCCGAACCGGTCGTGCCCGTTTCTGCCGAGATGGGCGGCGTAGCCCAATTGGCATCTGGCGTGTATGTGGCCGTGGCGCCAGGCACCGCCGCCATCGCCAGCATGAGACAATCGGCGGTCGCCGGTGTGCCCGATGTGATCGACGGCTGACCTGTAGATGCGCTGAATGCGGTCGCCGTGGCACCGCTGTCTAACGGATTACCGCTCGCCGCCCCGGTGATATAGACGGCCGACGCTGCCGCACGATCCGTCCCGGATTTCGTGATCGTGATCGTCTGACCGGCGGCGAGAGCCGAGACATTGTAAGCGTAATACCATGCGCCGATAACATTGCTGCCGATTGCGGATGCAGCGCGGGTATAGGTGTTGCCCGCACTGTCGGTGACTGCCTGACTGCCATAAGTGGTGGCGCGATCCGAGACTGCCACGGCAATGATCGCGCCCGCCGGGACCCCACCAACCGGAACGGTAATCGCGAACGATGAACCACTGGTGCTTCTGCCAGTCCCAATGGAATTGATGCCTAAAGCCATGTGCGCCGCCTATTGCTTACGGCGTGTGTCAGGCCACCGTCAGAATGCCATTTGTGGCATCAAAATCGACTGTGAAGGTGTCGCCGGAGGCCAGCGAAATTGACGATCCATAGTCCCAGAACCCGATCAGCGGATCGGCGGGCGATGTCGGCGTATCGTTGTACAGCACCGCATAGCGGAACTGGGCCATCGCACCCGTCGCCGTGAACACCACATCGGTGCCAACAGCTTTGGCCGTTCCGCCGGACGTGGAAAGTGTGATCGTTGTAGCCGTTCCGCCTGCCGTGTAGCCGTTCCCGGCGCTGATTTCGGTCAGGTCAGCCTTGACGGCGTTCGCTGCGGTGGGCGCCGTGTTCGTCAGCATCACTTTGAAGACATGACTGTCGAAATTGTGCACACCACGCAACGCGTCTTCGGTGAACTGATTGAATTTGTTGAACGACGCCATGCTGCCTCCTATACGACGTTGAAGCGGTCAGGCATGCGGATGTGATGCGCCGTGGTCTCCCGGCGATCCGCGTCCTGAATATCCGCGATGATTTGGGTGTAGAGATTGCCCCAGGTGACGATCCGGTCATCCTCCCGGAGCCATGGGGCCGATTGCAGAAGCGAGCCATAGAGATAGGCGTCGGGATGATCGGTCAGCAGCCAGTTGGTCGTATTGCTGTCGGAGAGCGCGGGGATGCGCTTGTAATAAGTGAGATACGCCGTGTAGCTCTCGCCAGCGGCCGGCGCCGGGCAGAACTCAAATTGATCGCCCACCACCGTGAAGGCTTCCGGCTTGCCCGTGTCGGCGGAGCGCACCGCCTTCATCTCCACAATGGCTTGCGGATCGGCGGCGTATTGCAGCCGGATCGGCGGTGTTCCCGCCAGATAGAAGGATTGCACGCCCGCGAAGTCGGACGGCACCATGGCGAAATCGCTTTCGATGGTGGCCGTCGCCCGCCCGGTCATGCGGCGCACCTTGAGGCGGCGCGTCAGTTGCGCTTCGCACAGACTGATGAAGACGGGGGCCTGATCGGCCACGTCCTGCCGATCCCACAGATAGCTTTTGATCGCGGCCTGCAGGCTGGCGTAATCGGTCACTGGCGCGGCCATCGCTCAGATCCTCCAATGCGCGGTGCGCAGATAGGCGTAGTCCGAGGAATTGAGTTTCTGTCGCAGCTTGTCGAAGTTTTCCGGGGCGTAAGCGTCCCAGCCTTCTTCGCGAAGCCACTTCATCCAGATGATGGTTGGAATGTGCGCAGCCCGGCGGAACGTCTTGTCTGGGCTCCAGCCTGCATCCATGTTCGCCAGTTGCTTGGCGTAATCCAGATGGGGCTCAACATCCTGCGTGGAAACGATGCTGATGGTGCCGTCCTCGTTGTCCACCCATTCTTTGCGAACGCCGGGAACCGAGGTTTCGAACGGAAGTGTAAAGCTCATACCTTTTCGGCAAAGCCATTTTCTTCGAGCGCACCAGCGGTGTCGCTGTCCACCCACAATTCCTCGTCACGATCTGCGTATTTGTCGCCTTCTTCGGCAACGTGGATGCCCTTCGAAACCTTCCCGGCTCCGAATTTGACGACACGGACCTTCACGGCGCCGTCGAACGGCGGACTCTCAACTGCGTTTTGCGTTTCCGCATCGATCTGTTCAGACTGCACTCTGGGCATGTTTCATTCCTTCAAAAAGATGAGGGCCGCCCCACAATGGAACGGCCCCCTTCAGGCTTCAGGGAGTGGATTAGATCGCGCGGATCATCGCGTGCGAACGCTCGTTCTTGACAACCAGCGTGCATTCACGGGTCATCAGAAACTTGGTGTTGTCGCCGGATTTTCCGAGTGGAGCGACCTTGTAACCATCCAGAGTGCCCACCGCCACCATGGACGGCGTGACAAAGGCGGCGAAGTCCGAGATCGCATACGGATGCGGGATCAGGCGCAGAGGCCCGAAGTCCGATACGTATACGTCGGCACCGCCGATGATGGTTGCCAGCTTCTGCCCACTCACTTCAGACCGGTTGGAAGCAATACCGTTGAAGGTGGAGAAGGTCTGTTTGTCCGTACCGCCCAGATAGACCTGAGACGGACGGGCGCCCTTGGAAAACGCCGTCGCCATCACGTCTTTCACCAGTTGTTCAGTGAATGAGCGCGTGGTTCCGGCCGTGGCGGCTGAGACGGTGCCACCGGAGAAGCCGCCATTGCTGCCGCCCGCGCCATTGCTGACGCTGGTGGTGCAGAAGGCGTTGAGCCCAGCAGAGTGGCGCGGCGTGGCCCCGCTTTCCGCGTTGGAGGCGTAGTTTCCGAGGAAACGCATCTCCATGTCGCGGCGAAGTGCGATGCCCTTGAGCGTCTTCTGCCGGTTCAGGTCGGATTTGCGACCGGCCTTGTTGACGATCTCGTTGGTACGAGAACCGCCAGTCGTCTTCTGGAAGATTTGGCAATAGTTGCCGATCCGATCCGTGTTGTTGGGCGAATCGAGCGTGCCAACGTCGTCGCCTTCCAGATGGGCATTCGTGGCCGAAGGCGTATCGAGGCTTTCGGTCTGCCATTCGTGGAAGGTGTTGGTGCATTTCACGGTGCCGATGTTGGAGATAAACGGCGTCTCCTCCGGTTCGACACGATAGATCATGTTTTCGAGGTCTTCGCGGATACCCTTGGTCGTCAGGGTTGTCGCGGTATTGGTAGGCGCAGCCATTTCAAGGCTCCATTGCGTTTTGCAACGCGACGGCGTTCTCAAGGCTTGGGTTCTGGTCGAACCGGGCCTGAAGCTTGTCGATCGTTGCCTGTTTGTGAGAGCGCAGCGGTGGCGCAGAACTCGGTGTGATCACCGGGGTTTTCTGCTTCCTTTGCTGCGCGGCTGGTTTTGCCTTGGCCTGCGCTTGGGCTTTCGCCTGCGCATGGCGGTAGCGGTATGCGTCGTATGCGATGCTGAGAATGCGGGCATCGATGTTGGCGAGTTCGTCCGGCGTTGCCCCTTTTTCCATCAGGAACTTGCCGACTTCCGTCCTCAGCGCCTTGCCCGTTTCCGGGTGGGCCAGTTCCGGCGCCAACGTCTTCAGCTTTTCTTCCTCTTGCGCCACAAACGTCGCGCGTTGCTGCTGGTCGGCGAATTGCTTGGCGACATTGAGCCGCTGCAATTCCTTGCCTTCCTCTTCCATCTGAATGCGGCCACGCATGGCTGCTTCAGGATCGGTGTCGGCCCAGGCTTTCCAATCGACGCGATCCCAGCGGGATGCGAATGTCTGTTGGGCCTTGGGCAGAATTTCATTGAGCGCAGTGACGTACTGCTGCATCTGCGATGAATCGGTCTCGGCCTTCTTGCGCGCCTCTGCGGCGTCCTGCTGGGCCTTGGTGACCGCGGCTTCGCGAAGCTTTTCCTGCTCTGCAACGGCGGCCTGAATTTCGGGTGGCGCCTTGGCGAACAGCGCTTTCTTGTCGGCGCTCCACCAGTGCGGCGCCTCTACGGCAGCGGCTTCCGGCTCGCCTTCGTCTTCCTCGGCGTCTTCGCCGTCGCCATCGTCTTCGGCGGTCTCGGCTTCGCTATCCTCTGCCTCGCCTTCATCACCGTCTTCCGGTGCATCATCATCCGTGCCGGCATCTTCTTCGACCGCGGCCTCGGGTTCGTCACGATCCTGTTCATCGCGATCAAGATCAGCATCAGGGGTATCGGTATCGGCCGCATCCAACTGGCCCACCACATCGTCAATAGAAAGGGCTTCGCTGCCCGCGTCCGCGGGTTGCGCTGCTTTCGGCATATCGTCCTCGCTTGGTTTGCGGCTGCCCTATGGCTTGACCGCGTTCAGGCCAGCTTTCCGTCGCGGGAGGCCTGTTCGATTTTGCCCGCGTTGATGATGGTGCGAAGCTCCTTGCGCACAGCATCGATAGTCTTGATCGTGCGCCAAATATCTTCGCGTTTTTCGGTTTCGCTCGATCCCGTGCCGACCCAGAGCCGGATGGCATTTTCGTGCATCTTGTCGAAGGCGGCTTCAGTCTCGGTCAGTTCGACTGCTGCCTGAGCGGCGCGCCTGATGATGTCCGTCATCCTGGCTCACCTCCGACATTGATCTGCTGTGCGGCATGGAGCCGGGCAGAATGGGTTTTGGTGGCGATGTCGGTCAGGCTATCGAGGCCTGCGATGCGCAGCTTGGCCGCGATCTCCTGCTGAATCTGGAAAACCTTCGTCTGTGAATCGACATCGGCCTGATATTTCTTCGCCGCCAGATCGGATTGCGCCTTGATCTGAGCGATCTGCAGTTCCTGTGCAGCCTTGGCCGCGTTCGGGTCCTGCGGCTGCTGTGGCACCTGATTGCCGGGATCGGTCCAATAGCGTTCCGGGTTCTTGAGGCCCGCCGTCTCGGTCAGTTTGGTCAACAGGTTGTAGACATTGTTCGGCATCACGAACGGGCCGCCGACACCCTGCTGCAAGCCCACGATCTGCGTCATGACGGCCAGCAAGCCTTGCAGCGATGCCTGTTCCTGCTCGCGGCCAGACGCGCCCAGACCGATCTCGATGGTCATGTCGTTGCGTTCGGCCCACTGGCTGGGATCGATGGGCACCCATTTGTTGCGCAGCCGGTATTTGGCCGGCGCCGTCGCGTTCTCGCGGATCAGCGCGTGGACACCCAGGAACAGGTCTTTGAGGCCGGTCTCGGCAAAGATGCGGGCGATCAGGCGCACCCGCTTCTGCGCCGCGGTCATCAGCGCCAGCGCGCCCTTGGCCGTGTCATGCAGCGTGTCGGGGTTCAGACCTTGCGCATTGCGCACAATGCCGGTGCGCTGCTCGGCCATGGTGGAGACATATTCCAGCGCGCCGAACACGTCATAATTCAGGCTACCAGCGGCGAGCGGCTCGATGGCGTTTACATCCTTCACACGGATCGGCCGGCCCGGCTCATTGAGCAGCAGATCGTCAATCGTGAAGTCGTTGGCGCCCTGGTCCGCCACCACCACGCGCTGGTTGAGCGCGAAATAGGCGCTGTCCAGCCCCATGCGCAGCAGTACGGTCTTGATCCGCTGGATTTCCAGTAGCTTGTCGGCCACAGACAGGCCGTGGAAGCGATGGGTATTGATGTACGGCGTCAGCGCCGACATGCGCGAGCCGCTGATCCGCTCCTTGTCGATCAGCACGCCGAAGTCGTTGCCGGTCCTGATCTGCCACAATTCCGGCTTGCCATCGCCATCCGCGTCGATGCGCAGGAAGCTGGTCACCACCTCTACGGAGCGGAGTTCGCCGCTGTCGGCGGTCTCTGCCTCGGATTCGCCCGCCATATCCCGCGCCTGAGCGACACCGGTGTCATTGCCTTCACGCTCAGCCGTGGCATGAAGCTGGGCCACGATGTCGGGATCGACGCCTTGCGCAATCAGTTCCTGGGCGCGCGGGCGCGAGCGGAAGGCGTGATAGGTGGCCTCGCGGATCGAGGGGGCGTCGGCCGAGATGCAGAAATCATCCGGCGGCACGGCCTGAATGCGAGCGCAGCCGGGCGAAACACGGCGTTTCAGCGTGAAGCTGTATGTCGGCAGGCCTTGTGGGCTGTTCGGATCGGGGCTGTCAGGCTGTTCGGCGGGCGGGTCCGGCACCAGGTCCACGATCTCGCCGGACTTTGCCGCCAGTTCCACTTCGATGGCGTTTTTGCCCTCGAATTGTTCCTCGGCGTACACATCTTCCTGCCAATACCAGTAAAACAGGCCGGTTTTTTCCAGCAGGGAATCCTTGATGCCGGTGTAAAGCTGCAGAAAACCATCGTTCCGGCTGAACACCACATGGGTGATGAAATCGGTTTCCTGTTTGGCCGCTTCTTCGTCCTGTTCATCGTGCGGGGTAAAGCTCGCCACATCGTCGCCGCCGGTGAAAATCTCGATCAGGTCCGGCAGGACGGTCTCAATCGCGTCGGCCACATCGGTGGAAACCGCACCTGAACGGTTATCCGGCGGCTTCAGGTCGGGCATATCGCCCTTGTAATAGTCCAGCGCCTTCTCGCGCTGGGCCGAAAGCTCATTGGCGTGCCGGAAACCGATGGAGCGCTCATCTTCCTGCTGACACAGGACGCGCCATTCGTCGTCGTCAAACCGGCTTTCCGTCTTTTCGGTATCGGCCGGCGCGGCGCGGAGTGCCATCAGGCCTTCAGCCCCACGATGTTGGTGGCCGTGGTTCCGGTGGAAAGCACCTTGACGATATGGAGATGAATCACCGCCCCCACAGGCATGGCCTTGAAGGTCACGGTGTCACCCTTGGCGGTCTGCACCGCCACGTCGCCGGTCCCGCCGACATAGAAGCCGACATAATCGACAAAGGCGGTGTCCGACGCGGTAACGGCCGCGGCGCCCTGCGGTAGAAACATGCTGTCCTCTCAGACGATGCCCATGTTGGGCATCTTGATTTTCTGGGTTGTCTTGCGCGGCTCTTCGTAGGCCACGCACATCAGGCCGAAGGCGTCGGCGCCATGGCTTGACCAGTCGTGTTCAGGGCCGAGGCCCACATTCCGCGTCGGGTCTTTCTTCTCGTGATAGAAGCCCAGCGCCTCGCGGCCTGCCTCAGTGGTTTCTTCGTTGAACCATATGCGCGGGAACAGGCGCCGCGCGGCTTCGACCCGCATCATCGCGGCACCCTTGCCCTGGTTCTTGATCACCGTGACCTGGAAGCCTGCGTCCCGAAGGTGATCTTCGTAGCGCTTGCCGGTGATGTTGTTCTCGTTCACCCCATCATGGGGAAGAATGCAGATCGCGTTGCCCCAGCCCCGCTTGCGCAGTTCCGTGACATAGTAGGAGAGGACCTGCCCCACGCCCTCGATGTAATCGAGCACACGGATTTCCCTGTCGATCCATTGCGCGATCCAGATCGCCATGGCGTCGGCATTGGCACCGGAGCCGCCCAAGTCGAAAATTGCCCGCACCGGCAATAACGGATCGGCACTGACATGCCCGATACGCTTCTGCGCCTTGACCTCGGCCAGTTGCTTGGCGAAATAGGCGCCCTCAAACGCCTTGGCGTAACCGCCTTCCCAGATGTGGTCGTAGCGCTCCGGGTAGAGCGCCAGATCGGTCTGACGTTCGGCTTCCAGAACGTCCGTAAACCACGGGTTATCCCGCCAATTGGCCTGCACCACCGTGGCGCCGTCCGGCTTCTTCTGCCGGAGGAATTCGTCAATCGCATCCGTCTTGCGCGTCGGATTCCAGCTCGCCCAAATCTCGCTTCCCTCGGCGCGGATCGTGGGCCGCAACAACGACATGCTGCGCTGAGAAATCGATTGCGCTTCTTCCAGCCATGCCCGCCCGAACCCTTCCAGCGACTTGATGCTATCCGCCGTGTGGTCCTGCATGCCCTGGAAGATGATGATGCCATCGCCGGGCGTTTCGATCTTGTCGTTGAAAATCCGAAACTGGCTTTCAACCCCAAGGCTTCTGATCTTGCTCTCGACCAGACGCTTGCTGGAATGTTCCAGCGTGCGCTGCACTTCGCGGATGCAGACGGACAACAGCCCCGGATTGGCGAGGCTATCGACAACGATCTGCTCGCCGAAGAAATGCGACTTGCCGGAACCCCGGCCCCCATGCGCTCCCTTGTACCGGGATGGCGCCAGCAATGGCTTGAAGACCCGTGCGACCGGGCGCTTCAGAATGCCTGCCTGCACGTCAATCCGCGGACTTCGGGTCCACGATCACGTTTTCAATGCGGGTGAACTGGATCGGCCCACCATCCGGGCCCATAAGCTCATTCTGCACCCGGTCCCGCCATTCCGCCGGGCGCCGGTTCTTCAGCCAAAAGATGGCTGCGGTGGTGTCGGGCGCGATCTTGGCACGGAACGGGGCATAAACCGGCTCATGCGCGTTGGCCGGCATGAAAATCTTCACTTCGTCTTGCTCATAACCGGTGGCGCGCTGATACAGGCTGCGCTCCACCCTTTCGTCCGCAATATCCTTGCCGGACTTTAGGGCCTGACAAAAAGCTGGGTAATCGTGCTTCCAGCGATAGATGGTGCGAACATCGACGCTGAAGAAATCGGCCATTTCCACATCAGTGGCGCCAAGTTCGCACAGTTTTTTTGCTTGGGCTGCAAAGGCCGGTTTGTAAGAGGACGGTCGCCCCTTCTTCGTGGCTGCCATAGGCTTGACCACCTTTCATGTGTGTTCAGTCGTCAACCCTTGAATAGGTAGCTGACCATAACTGATGCGAATAATGCCAACCCTGAGGCCGCGATTATCATCAACGCAGTGTAGACGCATTTCCATACGAAGTCGTCGCGCCGGGCTATGCGCTGAACCTCCCGCCAAGCAATTGCATCGTCGGCTATGACGTAAATCGGGCCGACCGTGCCGAACAGAGCTATGGCACGTGGCCAACCACTACCAATGCGCGTGTTCCGCACCTCTTCTTCACTCAGGGCACAAGCGTATCGGACTTTGATCACGAGCCAAAGGCAACCCAATGGATCACGTCGGCCGCGGTCACGCTGTAGGTGGAGCCGTCGCCCACGGTGAGCTTGCCGCCGGACACGGAAACGGCCGCATCGGACGTTGCCACCTTGCCCGCACGGAGAATCATCACCTGCACCGCTGTGATGGCGCTGAGGCCAGTATCGATAACGGCCGCGTTGGCCGTCGCATCGGCGGTAACCGCGGTATAGGCGCCAGAGGCGTGATAGGCGCTGGTGCCGCGCGAAAGAAATTGACCCTCGGTCGCCATGGCCGGGCCTCCTGTCTTGGAATGTGAGGTGGATACGAAAAAGCCCCGCTGCCCGGTCGGGCGCGAGGCGCAAGAATTGATCGTGCCTAGATGGGTATCACTGACTGCCCGTCGTGGCAAGACCATAATGCACCGCCAATGCGTCGAGCCCGGCAATGAGCAAACCCATGATCTGCCGCCGGTCTGACCCGGCACGGATGGCGTATTGATCCAGGCTCTTGTCGGTATCCTCGCAGATCAGGGATTGGATGACGTGACGCGTGATAGGCGGGGCCGAGGTTATCGCGGCCATATAGCGATCCATGGCATCGCATTTGGCATCGGCAAGATTGCTGCCAGGCGACGGTGAGCCTGCAACACCGATGCAAACCGCGTAGCCGCCGACGGTCATATGTTCGAAGTCGGCCTGCAACCGTCGCCCGGCCTCGAACTGGTGCTCGGCTATACGGCCGTGCTCCAGCATGTAGAGCAGCCGGTCGATTCGCCGCGTGACGGTGATCTTGCGCTTGCCCTCACCCTCCGGGTCACGGACCTCGTAATCAACCGGCGGGTTGTCGTCATAGCCGGGTTGTTTCTGCGCCATCGTCATTGTTTCCCGTGCAACATTTCATCCACAGGCTTAGGCCCGCCGAATTTCATTCTGCGTCTCGATCTCTTTTTGCTGGAGATTCCGCCACATCTGCATCGCCAATACGGCATTGGCATCATCGAGCGTGAGCCGGCGATCTTTCCAAAGATGCTCTTCGCCCGCCTCGATCTTGTCCGCCGTGTGCTGCGCGAATTCCTTGGCGCGCACCAATGCCTTCAGATTCACCGCTTCCGCCGCTACCTTGTCGTGCAGGATCGCGCATTTCAGCGCCCAGGCGACGCTCAAGCGGCACGCCTCCCGGCCCATTTCCGAACGCCGGACGTTGAGCCACCGCTCCCACGCGAGCCTGTCCTCGTCTGGTTTTGCCCGCTTCTGCGCGGATGTGTGATCTCGCGATGCTGCCCGCGCCGCACCCGCAAAATGCCCCACGCTGGGCCATACCCGTTTGTCGTAGCCGTCACGAACGCGACACCACGCATCCTTGAGCACCGGCGCATTGAACCCTTTGAGCGCATCGACGTACTCGCGCATCGCGGCCTGCACGTCAGGCTCCGGCATGGCCCGCGGCGGCAGAAACAGGCGCTGCATCGGTGTGATAATTTCGTTCTGAACGTCCGTCGCCGTCACGGCTCCATGCCTTCCAAAGCGTTGATGATCTTGAAACTTTCTGGATCGTTGAATGCGGGGCGCGGCGGCCCGCGCGATGGCGTGGCTTTGAGTGCCCAGTTGATCCAGGCCAGCCGCCAATTGCGTTTGACCGCGTTGGCGCCGCCCGCGGAAGTCCAGTAATTCGAGAATTTCTCGGCTTCGAGATTGAGATCGACCGGAGGCAGTTTGTGATCTGCTCGCGATTTGGCTGCGGCTTCGATCCACTCGGGTTCTACGGATTGGTCGGAAGACCACCGCGTTCCACGTGCGCCACTCTCTGAGCGAAGCGAAGAGAGTATTATTCCTGTTTTCCCTGTTTCTACTTTGTCCCGCTGCTGTCCCACTTCCGTCCCAATTTCTGGTTCAGCGCTGTCCCGCTCTATGTCCCGCTCTGGTAGTCCGACAATCTGGAACTGATTGTATTTGGTGATGAAATAGATTTGGCAACCGTCCCTGCTAGTGTCCCGGATTGTGTCCCGCTGCTGTACCGATTTTAGAAAGCGTTGTGTTCGGGACTTACTCCATTGGAATTTCTCCGCCAAAAACCTGACCGAAAACGAGAATTCACCCCGCTTCAGATTGATCGCGCGTCCATGCGCACCACGCGTGCGGTGATCTGCCCATGCCGCATTGCCGACCAGCCATATCCAAGCCTCACGCTCGGTGAATGGCTCGTCGGCAAAATCTGGGTCGTCCCAGATGCCTCTGCTAATCGCGAAGACGCTCTGGCCGCGCGCCATCACATCACCATGACCGTGATGGCGCCGGTCTCCTCGCAATAGTAAAATTCAGCCGTAACCACTTCACGCGGCTGGCGCGCGTTGCCCCAACGATATTTGACGGACCGCATTGGCGCGCGCCACGGTAGCGCGCTCAGGAAGCGGCTAACCCCATCAATCGCCGCGAAGGTCTGAAAGAGTTCGTCAGTCGCAATATTTTCCTGCGCGGCCACCACATTGGCCCTGATGGTTTCAAATTGCTCTGCATAGTAGGAATTCTTGGCTGCCCGCATGCCTACGGCCCGGATTGCGTGCAGCACCGTCGTATGATCGCGATTAAATCGCCGCCCGATCATGGGCAGCGACATGGCGGTCATCTCCCGTGCCAGCATCATTGCTACCTGGCGAGGCCATGCGATGCTACGCACGGCTGATTTTCCCACCAAATCGGCATTGGTGATTCTGTAATGGGCGCAGATGGCGCGGCGGATTAGGTATAGGGTGGCTGTGTCGCTCATGCTGCTACCTCATCGAATTTGCCCACCTCGTTTCCCCATGTGGTCCAGCCGGGTCGCTTCGCGCGCGCAAAAAGTTCGAGATATGGACCGTCGACGAGGCGTTCTATCCGGCCATGCGTGCAATCGGGCTTGCGCGAATGTTCCCGGCGCGGCGCGATAATGCCCTGCCGAACATCCTTGCCTTTACGCTTGGGATGACCCCGCGTTGCCAAAAGGCACGGTTCCGTGTTGGCGCGAGTCCAATAGCCGAGGCCCGCGAATGGCGTCTTATCGTCGGCAAAGAGTCGGTATGGGTCCGCCTTCATCCATGAGAAAGCGCACGTCTTATACGTGAAACCCCATGCTTCCAGCACGCGAAACGACTTCTGCAGGACAGGCCAGCATGTCCACATAAAAAGCACGCAATCATCCGCTGCTAGATCGCTGATAGGCAGGGCGCAAATTTCGTCGATCGACATGGTGTTGTAATGCGCATCGATTGCTCGTGACGCGTAACCAGCATCAGTCTTATTGGGCCGCCCGCCCCACAGACTGTTGAATTGCCATGGCGGGTCCGCGAGGATCGCGCGGAAGTGATTTTGAGGTAGGTGCTCCAGCGTCATGCGGCCTCCCATACGTGCCGGACTGGAATGCCGCATTCACGCAGCCGGTCACATGCTTCGCCTATCGAGCGGGCGACTTCGACACGGCCACCGGCTTCAATAATGCGCGGATGGATTTCGCGCTGCGCATCGCTCAGCCGGCCACTCTGCGATTTCAATTCGAGGCCGATGAACCGCCCATGCCACAGGAAAATCAGGTCGGGGACACCCGCCACGACGCCCTGTCGTTTGAGTGCGACGGCCTCCAGCAGATTGCGCGAACCGCCATTCGGAACGGCGAAGAAAAAGCAATTCTTCGGAAGTGCCATGGAAAGCACCTCAACAAGCCTTTCCTGAAGACCCTGCTCTTCCTTCCGCCGCTTGCGCTTCGGCGTGGGCGTATCGAGCCCCATTTTTATCGCGTATGGACGCATAAACCCTCAGTAACCTTACTGGCAGAAGCCAAAAAAAATGATGATCGCCCAACAGATCGCACCACCAAGCAATCCATTGACGATTGCTGTGGCGCTGAGATCAGCACGTGGAATGTTGTCGTTGGAGCGACTAATCATGAATGATCGCTCCAATAACAATAAAGGTTATTGCTATAAACAGCGGTAGAGTGGCGGGCGAGAGAACCCAAAACCAATTCCATGTAATGACGCCGCAAAGCTTCAACACGATGAAGATGAGCGTCAGAACTTCGAGAATGTTCACGCTGCCTCCCTCTCCCGCTCTATCCACCAGCGATTCATGCCGCCCGCCGCATCGCTAGAGCATTGAGAAATTCCGGCATCTTCACTTGGGCCAGCCGCGCCATCAGCATATCGACCTGATCAAGGTCCAGATTGGCGTGAATGATCTCGGCCGCCTCATCCGCATTGGAACGCGCGACAGCTTTATCGGCGTATCGGTTTAGTTTTTCGTCTTCCTGCCGTTCGCGGATTTCGATGATCTTTGCGCGCTGTTGATCGCGCGGAGCTTTCGCGATCTCGTCCAACACGGTGCCTTTGTCGAGATCGGTGCCTTTCACTTCTTCAAGCACTTCCGGCTCGATCCTTTCAGCGCGGGCGACTTTCTTCTGCACCGAACGCGCGCTCTTTCCCGTCGCTGCTGCGGTTTCAGATGCGAAACCCTTGTTCCCACGCCCTTCAAAACTACGAATATTGTTCGCGGTTTCTCTCGCTTCCCAAAGCTCCTTCCGTCGCGCCAAACATTGCGCCTCCTCTGCTTCCGTCAGTTCGGAGCGGCAAAGGTTTTCGTCGATCTCCCATAAATCGCGATCAATCGTGTCCGCCGAGGTGACGAAGGCATCTACGTCCATATCCAGGCGGCGGCACGCTTCGACGCGATGTGCACCAGTCACCAAATTGGCAATGTCGCTATCGGGTGTCTCGAACCAGATGGTTACCGGCGTTTGAAGGCCGATCTTGCGAATCGAATCCATCAGCGCGAGAACACGATCATCATCAACACGACGCCGACCGCCTGGCACCCGAATGGAATCGGGACTGATCTTGAGCAGCTCCATTATTTCAACCTCGGAAATGGTTCGTCGGGAAGTTGATCGCCGCGCCAGCGAAGCGCGCCCAGCTTTCCGGTCGTGCGATAGGCATTCCACGCCTTTGCCACGTATGCTGCTTTGAGAAGGGGCGACATGCCCCGTCCCATGGCGCGTTCTTTGATGTCTGCGTTCAGGACGCTGCGAAGGCGGATCACCGGATGATTCTTGTCGCGACCGCTGATGTTGTTGCCGGTGGCGAGTTGGTCATAAAACTCCTCTGCCACACGTTTGGCCTGTAGCGACGATAGGTAAGCCAAGGCCGTGAACACACTGCCTGCACCCCAGCCTGTATTGGTGAAAAGGTTGCAGTGTTTCTTTACGAATGGGCGCGCTGCGTCATGCAATTCGTTCATATAGTGCCATAGCTCAGCCGATTGCGGTTCCGCATGCGGCTGTATCATCATGGCAGTGTTGTCATAGCGCCAGACCCATCGCATCGTCGCCGACAGCAGCGCGTAATTGTGCTCGCCATGAATAGCAAAAATGTCCGCAGCCGTGCGCTTTTTGCCGATGTCAATCTTGTCAAATGCGCTCGGGTCAACGCCAAACATCAATGTGATTGGGATGGTAACTTGCGCCTGAACGCATGCCTGCAATCGATGTTGTCCATCGAGCAACGCACCATCCGTTGCAACGATTATCGGCTGACCCGTGTATTTCCACAGACCGCATTGCATTTGTTTTGCGTATGAATCAACGACCGAATCCGCCAGCGGACGATTGGATGTATTATGTTCAAGGATGATCTGCGCCATCTCTGGCGTCAGTTGAACCTTGAATGCCTCCTGCGGAGGGTTTGCGATAAGCCATCGCAGCTTTTTCTCAAACTGTCGGCCAGACCGCATTTCTTCCGAGAATGATCCTTGTTTCCGAAATAGCTCAGGTTCATCAAACATTGGCGTTCCTTCCGCTTTCTGGCCGCGGCCCATGATGGTTGCAGCCCAGTTTGACAGAGGTGTCATTCCGCAGATTCCTTTGCAGTGTGTCTGCGCTGATAAGCATTGAATGCGCGCGTAATCGCGCCCGCGAATTCCGCTTGGCCGGGAAGAATCAGGCCCACATATTCAGCAAACGCCGCTGCGAATTCGGGATCGTCACGGCAAAGATCGACAAGGTTGTCGAAGCTGATTTTTGAGCGGCGCTGACGGATATTCTGAACCGCCTTCTCCGTCATGCCGGTGGCATTGACCACCTCTATGACGGATCGTTTTGAAACCTGGGCGGCAAGCCAATCGCCGTTGGCAAGCTTTACGCTCGCAACAGAAGAGTTATGGGGGCGCCGCCCGCCAAGACTTCTCGGGTATGAACCGTTAGAAAAATTCATCGTGTTCCGTTCCAATGATTCGCGTGGAATGGAAGAACACGACGTTGAGCTTGTGGGCTCGTCATATAGGGCTGCCGATGTTGCGAGCATCAGGCAGCCCTTTCATCCTGATAGGGACCCGCGACAGCGGCGGACCAGTGCCAGCCGTTAGCGCCACCATCGCGGGACTGGCCGGCCGCGGGGCTGGCCAGTGGGGCAAAGGATGTGAATCGTTTGGAAATAGGCCGATGGCGAGGATTGACCTCCTCCACCGGCCCACCTTCCCATGCTGGTCCACACACAGCAGGAGAATTCATGGTTACGCCTAATCCCGCCGCGGAGTGTTTCGCGGCAGAAATGCTCATGCATTCCGCGCGCGGCGCCGCCGTTCGAGCGGAAAAAGATGATGTCGCGGCCCGATTTGAACGCGCGTGCGAGATGGCCCGACGCGGAGAATTGTCGTGGGCCGATGCCACCAGACTGTTCCGGCGCGCAGCCTGGGATCGCGACTTGATAAAATGGGATATCGAGACCGCGCTCGACAGCGCGGAAGACCTCGCCGTCGATGGCACGGATGAAGGCATGGAGGCTGCGAAGCTCATTTCGAACCTCGCAGATCGCCTTTTACCGCTGATGGAAGATGACGATATAGCCAATACCAGCGGGCAAGCCGATGACGAACCTCTCTGATTCGGATCAATTGATCGCCGTATCTCGGCGCCGCGACGTTCGTGTTGCGCCGCTCAGTCCGGCAAAACTCAGGAAAATTGGCCTCCAACGTATCCAGAATAATGATGCGTCGGGCCTTCATGAACCGGGCCACGTCCCCTATCGCGAGATTGCGCGCCAAGGCCGTCATGCAGCCTCCTTGGGGGTGGGGGTGGAGAGACGGGCGGCGCAGGTTGTGGGCATCGACGCGGGCCGGCAACAGTCAATGTCGCCTGCCGAGTTAATCTTGATGCGAGATGAATTTGGATTTCTTACAGAATTGTCAGCAGCATATCTCTCAACAAATAGGAGAGAAACGCTGTGGATATTGGAATTATTGCGACAACGGAGCGATTTGATATGAGCCGACATAAACAGCCGCCGCTCAGCGAACCCGCGTTGATTGATTGCGTCTATGTCACCGGAATGGGCATCGAAATCGCGGACAATGTCGTCCGTTTTGTCGGCTGGAACCACCTCCCCGTGCTTGCCTCCGAACATGAGGAGCGACGTATAGTGGTTCGCTTCGCCATGTCGGTCGCTCAGGTGCGGAACCTGATGAGCGTTTTGCGACGCGGAATGGAGCGCGGTCATTGAGTGCGTCATGCCACCCTCTGATCCATGAAATCATTGGCGGTGACCGCTCCATCCGTGCATTCGGCAATCCGCTGCATGGTCTTCCATGCGGGCCGAAATTGACCCAACTCGATGCGGGTCAAGGCGCTCTGGGAAATGCCGATGCGCAACGCCATCTCAACGGCGCTGAGCGCATTGGTCTTGCGATATTCTCGAAGTTTTTGACCACCATACATGCGGCCTAACATACGCCATACGTATAATGCGTCAAGCGTATATTATACGCGGGACGGAATACACCGCGGCGACCGCCTCGGGCAAAATGGTGATATGACGAAGAAGCCGCCCTATCGCCGTACATTCATTGCCGACTGGCGGTCCTATCGAAATTTGACCCAGGATGACCTGGCCGAGCGCGTAGACACGACCCAGGCGACTATTTCCAGACTGGAGACTGGGCATCACCCTTATTCGCAAAAGATGCTCGAAGACATAGCTAAAGTCTTGGAATGCAAGCCTGAAGACTTACTTATGCGGCGGCCGACAGACGGGGACCCTATTCATGTGATCTGGGAGAATATCCCCATCGAGGACCGGGCCCAGGCGACGCAAATACTGGAAACATTCGCCAAACGGCAGCACTGAACCTTACGGCTATTAGCCCTTCCCTCCTATTCCACGGATCACGCGACCCGGCGGCCGGCCCGTTTGATATGGCCGCCGCAGCCCCGATGGCGAGGGATTGCGAAATCAAGAATTAACTCTTTGATCCAGCGAAACATTCAGCCTTCGCCGCTGGCCGGATCAGAATACTCGAAATAACCACAGCGGGCGCAGAGATAGCCAGGTCCGAACTGCCGTTCGACACGGACGATGGTGCCGCCGCAACCTTCGTGACGAAGCCCCAGCCGCTCCAATAACCGGTTCCATAGTCCACCCCTGCGCCCGGCATTCGCCGCGCGCACGTCCCCCGTGTGCTTGTCCATAATGCCGCCCCAACGTTCCCCACCACATACTGACACCGGTGGAAATTTTGACGCAAGGGTTGTGTCGTTCCAGGATTAACAAGGACCTCCTATCTCCTTCCGCGTGCGAGAGTAGGTAGGAAAAATATTCGTGTAGCGTATTATTCGCTTGACGTATGATATACGTCTTGCGTATATTCCCCTCGAACCTACTTCGAGGGACAGATGGCCCAGCCCAATACGATCTTCGACATGATGCTGAACGTAGCCCGGCCACGGCCCCGCTACGTCTACCCGGCCCGTATCGCAATGCTGGTGCGGAACGCCCTGATGAAGGGCGATCAGGATGGCATCATCGCCTCGGTCGATACCGACATTCAGACCATCGGTGCCAATCGCTATGCGGTTCGCCTCCACGACATGGATGGCACGGCTTACCGGATCACGGTTGAAGTTGAGTACGAACCCACCTCTCACACTGATGAGGTGGCGGCGTGAGCGGGACATTCACACCGGGACCGTGGGCGGTCCGACATGTCAGCGCCCCTTCTGATCGGCCTTGGTTGATCGGGAAGGCAGACAAATCTGGAACGGCCTTAGCTGCGGCAAACTCAGAAGCCAACGCCCACATTATCGCCGCCGCACCGGACATGCTGACGGCGCTGCGCTTGCTCATTGCGGACTTTGCCGATTACCCGGCGAGCGACCGCCCTTGCCACGCATTTGATGTTGCCCGTGCCGCCATCGCACGCGCGGAAGGCGGTGCGTGATGGGCAATAAAATCGAACTTAAGGGCGAAGGCGATATCCAGATCATCAAGCGCGAACGTGTCCGCATCGAATGTGAATTCTGCGGTGAACCTGCTGATGAACGGCACACCTACCTTCTTCCAAACGCCAGACGGAATCCGGGCTCAAGTGCATATCGCCACGATGATTGCACGTGGTGCAGCGACCATGAGGTCTTCACCTGCGCCGACTGTCGCAAATCAGAATTCCTTGGGCACGCACCCAGTGCCGAAGGCTTCGAATGGTGTAGCACATTCGCTCTAAGCGACCGCTTCGCGCATATGTTTCTGCACTGGAAAGAGATTGAGATTGCAGATCCTTCAGTCGCCGCGACCGATCTTCTGACGGCGTTTAAAGATTTGGTTTCTGACATCGACGACGTTGACGATGGCCGACTTCCTTCTGTTTCAGCGGCAACATTGACGCGTGCCCGCGCCGCCATCGCCCGCGCTGAAGGCGGTGCGCAATGAGCAAGCACACACCGGGGCCGTGGCATACCGACCCTGAAGTTGGTCACCAAGCCGTCATTGGACCGTCTGGATTCATGGTTGCGGACTGCGCGATCTTTTCTATGCGGAAAGGTGCGCCAACTGACGAACAGTGCGAAGCCAATGCCCGACTGATCGCGGCCGCGCCCGACCTTTTGTTCTCGCTCGCATGGCTCCTTGATATCGAGGGACGCACTGATCGCGAAACTGTCACAGAAGAGCGCCCACTAGCACTTGCGGCCGCACGTAAGGCTATCGCAGCGATCAAAGGCGGTGCGCAATGATCCGCCGCTTCCTCACCCGCATGCTGATTGCGCTGGGCCTACGCCATAGTGAGACGTGCGCCGGCCGCATCCATCGCATCGAAACACAGTTTGGCACGATGGAATTCTGCGCGGAATGCAAACACCGATATCTAATCGACCGTAACGCGGGAGAAGGCTGATGCTTCAGGGCATAACAATTAAGTTCGTTCCGGCACTTATCTTTGTCGTGCTCGCGATAAACACAATCGCCGCAATTATGAAGTGGTGGTGACAATGCCCATCTATGATTGTGGAAACCCGGATTGCGATGAATGCAAGCGTGAGTTCGGGCCAGATCGTACTGAAGCGGTCACTAACTATTTCCGCCGATATTGGTGTTACACGCCGCATACACACGTCGCAGGCACAACGCATGGGCTGGACATTGATACGTGCGCGCGGTGCGGTCATGACATCCGTCATAACATACATGCAAGACAGCGCTGATGCACTATCGCGGCACACCTCTCTGCGACTGGTGCGAGCAGGAAGTCTGCTCAGACGACGCGCTCACTTATCGCGATGGCATGGACCTTTGCGAAGATTGCTGCGCTGGCCGTAATCGCGATTGGCAGCGTGGTTTTGTCATGGCGATGGACGATCTCAGCTATGGGCTGAGCCAATTATTTGCTGCGAAGGAGGCCGCGGAATGATTGACCTGCAGAAATATTGTTCGACCGATTCAAATCAACCTACGCTGCATCATCCGTTCTCAGGGGGCGACTACAGCTATGCCACTAACGGTCACGTCGCTATCCGTATTCCTCGGCGTGATGACATTCCAGAACGAGATGGTTCGCCGAGTATCGAGAAAATATTCACTGACATTACGTCTGTCAGCCGATACGAGCGCGTACCGGCGTTTGAGTTTCAGCCCGTCACGCACGAATGCGACGGCTGTAACGGCGGATGGGGTGTGCATGACTGCCCTGATTGCAGATGCGAGCGCGATGACTGCGACGGAACGGGCAAAATTGAGGAACAAGTTTCCGCCTGTTTCTACGGCACATTCTACAACGCGAAATACCTGACTTGGCTGCGAGAGCTTGGCGCCGAACTGGGTATTCCAGCAACACTAGATGGCTTGTTCATGCCAGTGCCGTTCCGATTCGACGGCGGCGACGGGCTCCTGATGAGAATGAATGGTCCTTACAACAAGCACCTTGGAGAAATCGCATCTGAGGTCACAACATGACCCGGCTCTCCGAACTCGCATTCATCCTGCTCACCGCTGCTGCCTGCATCGCTGGCACGCTGGCTCTCGCCCACCTGATCAACGCTTATCACTATGGAGTGATGTGATGGCCGACATAACCAACATCAGCCCATACCTCCGTCCTCACGCTGATTACAGCCCGTCCGATTGCGATACGCAGGCGGTGATCGGCGCGCATGCAGATTACCGGCCGGGAGATTACAGATTCGCGAGGCAGCAATCGGCTTCGATGCGCGAGGCGGAAATCGTCACACTGCCCGCACTCAAATCATGGCTGCGGATCGGGCTGGAAGCGTTCTGTCTGGCGGCGTTTTTCGCGGTTTGCATCGCATGGATAGGATTTGGAGGCTGAAATGGCAGAACGCGCTGATCTGATTGAGTTGAGCCGCGAAATGCAGGCGCCGATTGAAACGGCCACCACCGCGTTGACGCCCATGGACATGCTGCATCGGGCAGTATCGCAGGGCGCCAATATAGATGTGCTCGAAAAGCTGATGGCGCTTCAGGAGAGGTGGGAAGCCAATCAGGCCCGAAAAGCATTTGATGAAGCAATCGCGGCGGCAAAAGCGGAAATCCCGACAATCCGCAAGAATAAACATGTCGGGTTTGAGTCCCGCAAGGCTGGCGCTTCACGCACGGACTATTTCCACGAAGATTTGGCAGAGATCGCGCGCGCGGTTGGGCCGATCCTCAGCAGACACGGCCTCTCCTATCGCTTCCGCACGAGTTCGACCCCCAACGAGCCGGTATCGGTGACCTGCATCATTTCGCACAGCATGGGCCATTCCGAAGAAAACACGCTCATGGCTGGCCGTGATGATAGCGGCAACAAGAATAGCATCCAGGCCATCGGCTCTACAGTGACTTATCTACAGCGGTATACGCTCAAGTCTGCTCTTGGGTTGGCCGCAGCCGAAGACGATGACGGTCGTGGCGGAGCGGACAAAACGGGATCGATTGACAGCGATCAAGTTCAGCACATCCGCGATCTGATGGAGCGTGTCGGCGCCGATATTCAGATCTTTTGTGAGTACTTCAAGATCGAAGCGATCCCCGATCTTGCGGCCAAGGATTATGAGCGGGCCGTGACCATGCTCAATCTCAAGGAAGAAAAACTGGGGAAGCGCGAAAAATGAAGGTCATCGAATGCGAACAACGGTCTCCAGAATGGTTTGCCGCGCGCGCTGGCCGGGTCACGGCATCAAAGATTGCCGATCTAACCGCCCGGACCAAATCCGGCTGGGGCGCGAGCCGGACGAATTATCTCGCCGAACTGGTTGCGCAACGGCTCACGGGAGACATCCCAGAGGGTTTCACCAATGCCGCCATGCAATGGGGCACCGATATGGAACCGGAAGCGCGGTCAGCCTACCAGTTCATGACCGACAATGCCGTCACTGAGGTGGGATTTGTTGTCCATCCCACGATTGATGCCTCTGGTTGCTCACCGGATGGCTTTGTACATGCAGATGGCATGGTCGAAATTAAGTGCCCGAATACCGCTACCCATATCGACACCCTGCTCGGCGCGCCCATCGCGGATAAATATGTCAAGCAGATGCAATGGCAGATGGCGTGCTGCGAACGCGCGTGGTGCGATTTTGTCAGTTACGACCCACGACTGCCTGCACATATGGCCCTGTTTATCCAGCGTGTGCAGCGCGACGACACGTTGATCGCTAGCCTCGAACACGACGTGCAGGAATTTCTGGGCGAGGTGGATGCGCGTGTCGCCGCTCTTATAACCCGCTATGGAAAGGCCGCGGCATGACCGACAAGCCGATCCTGATGCAATGGAATGGTGACGGGTTCACCCCGGCCTCGCCGTACTGGACGCGCGAAGCCGACAAGCTTTTCGTGATCGGCCAGAAATATGCGCTGATCGAGCATCAAGACCGGTCGATGAACAGCCACCGGCATTACTTCGCCGCCGTCAACGAGGCCTGGCAGAACCTGCCGGAGGAACTGGCCGGCCAATTCCCCTCTGCCGATCACCTCCGCAAGTATGCGCTGATCAAAGCTGGGTATTTCAACAGCCAGACGCTTGTCTGTTCCTCGAAAGCCGAGGCAATCCGCATAGCCGCCTTTATCCGGCCCGCCGATGAATACGCAATTGTAAGAGCGGAAGGGGCTGTCGTCACCCGCTTCACCGCGAAGAGTCAGAGCGTAAAGGCCATGGGCCGCGAAGATTTCCAGCGCAGCAAGGATGCGGTGCTGGATGTGCTGGCCGACATGATTGGCACGACCCGCGGCGAATTGCAGAGGGCGCAGGCTGCATGACCACCGACGCCGAAATTGCAGAAGCAGCCCGGCTCAGTCGGAAACGTGTCGTGGGAAATTGCAGAGCATGGCTCCGCGTGCGCTGGGAGGGTCTGTCCGACCGCGACCGTAAGCTCTGCGAGCGGGTAATGGAGATCGTCCGCAAAGGCGATGGCGAGGCCCTGGAAACCGCTCTCGCCAATAAGGAAGTGAACGGCCTGTTTCTGGACGGCGCTCTCTATTTCGAGAGGGCGGCATGAAGCGCCCCGCCATCCCTATGCGCGTGAAACTTGATGTCGTAATCCGGCAGGAAGGCCGATGCGCCTGTGGCTGTGGGCAGAAACTCGGCTCACTTGAAGAAACCGAATTCGATCACGTCCCGGCGCTGTGCTTCCGCGACTTTGACGAAGCGACCGGCGAATTCAACCCGCCGGCCAACGATCCGACGCGCATCTTTGCCAAGCGGGTGGAATGCCACCGGCAAAAAACGTCCGGCACGAAAGCAACATCTGCCGGTTCTGACATTCATATGCAGGCGAAGATCGACCGGCTGAGGGGTCGCACGAAGGCCAAGGCCAAACGGTCATGGCCGAAACAAGTAATGCCTGGCGGCCGCGATTCAGCTTGGAAGAAGCCGATGCGCGGGGGCGCCGTGCGGCGGGATAAGGAGAACGCATAGTGGGCGCGAACAGCAAGATTGAATGGTGCGACCACACTTTTAATCCGTGGATTGGCTGCATGAAGGTGAGCCCGGCATGTGATCATTGCTATGCCGAAGCGCTGATGGACCACCGCTATGGCAAGGTGACATGGGGCGGACCGCGCAAGCGCACGTCGCCGTCAAATTGGCACCAGCCGCTCCGCTGGAACAAGGCGGCGGAAAAATCAGGGAAGCGCGCGACCGTCTTTTGCCTTTCCTTGGGCGACATCTGGGACAAAGAGGTTCCGCAGCAGTGGCGCGATGATCTGTTTGACCTGATGGATAAGACGCCATGGCTTATCTGGCTCCTGCTCTCCAAGCGGATCGGCAATGCAATCCGGCATTGCTACGACCTTGGCCGAGGCCTGCCAGCGAACGCAGCGCTTGGCTCCACAATGGTCAATCAGCCCGAATGGGATCGGGACGCTGAGAAGCTGATATACGCCAGCAAATATCTAGGCGCCTTATTTTCGTTCGCTAGCATCGAACCCATGCTGGGCCCCATCGACATGGGTAAAACGATTCCCGATTGGGTGATCTGCGGCGGCGAGAGCGGTCTCAACGCACGACCTATGCATCCCGATTGGCCACGCTCGCTACGCGATCAATGCGCGGTCAATGATGTGCCCTACCACTTTAAACAGTGGGGCGAGTGGGCGCCCGATACCGGACCACTCCCGGACGGACGAGACCTCATTATGGCCGGGCAAGCCAGGTGCGCCGTGTGGAGCGGTCAAGCATGGCGATATGCGCGTAACGGTTACGAGCCTGATCCGTTCGAAGGCGATGGCGGATGGGTTTATCGGCTTGGCAAGAAGCGCGCCGGCCGTCTTCTCGACGGCGTCGAACACAACACATATCCGAGGGCAATCTCATGACGATCAAACGCAAACCTCTCAAGCCTGCGCATGGATGGGTCGTGGTAGGGCCGGATGGCCGGTTCCCCGACTATGACGACATTCGTTACACCAAAGAGGCAGCATGGAACGCATATGAGGTGTGGGGCGCCATGGGCGGAGAGACACGCGCCGATTTAAAGCGCCAAGGCTACCGCGCTGTTCCTGTCGTGGTGATGGAGAGGGGGAAGAAGTGAAGATCAGCCGAGTTTGGGCAATGCCGTCGCCGGAAACATTCACTATCAAGCCTCTGCGTGAGCTTGTCGAACGGCATATGACGACTGGTGGTCGTTGGATTGATCCGTTCTGTCGTGACAGCGTCTTCAAGGCGCGGTGCGTCTTTACGAACGATCTTAACCCGAAGTTTGCGGGCACCCACAACATGGACGCGCTCGACTTCCTAAAACTATTTCCAGATCAAGAGTTTGACGGCGTGCTGTTCGACCCCCCGTTCTCGCCACGGCAGATAAAAGAGGAATATCAAGGGTTCGGCGCGATGGAAGGACCCGATACGAGCCGCCGCTTCTATAGCCAAAAAAAGCGCGAAGCCGCGAGGGTTCTGCGCGTTGGGGGGGTCGCAATCGTATGTGGTTGGAACTCGCTGGGCCTTGGCAAGAAGAACGGCATGGAGATCGATGAGGTGCTGCTTATCAATCACGGGGATCAGCACGACACCATCATCACCGTGTGTCGAAAAATCAGAATGACCAATGCAACTGAACATGAGCCAGCCTTGAAATCCGGACGCTCCGAATTCTGGAGGCGGCCATGACCACCCACCCCACAGACGCTGAAATCGCTGAGATTGAGCAGAGGCTCAAACAGTATGGATGGACCGAAGGGTTTATGTCTCTCTGCGCCGCTGCCAGAGACCGCAACCGGCTGGCCGGCGAATGCGCCAAGCTGCGGGAGGCGATCAAAGAAGTAATGGCATTCCAGATATCAGAAGTTCTCGAACGATGCGGTGGTCGCCGTGCGGGCGTGGCAAAGGAATGGGTTGATCTCAAGAGGAATTTGCGCTCCGCCGCCCTCTCACAACTGGAGACCGACAATGGCTGACCCAATCGAAGCTGCGGCGCGGGCATACGGGAAAAAATTTCCCCTCGTCGATCTTGGCGCACTCGTAGACGCCCTCACCGCAGCCGACGCCGCGCGCATCAAGGATGCGTCGAAGGTTGTTCATATGCTCGAGGAAGCCGCTTCTTCGGAAGCAATGGATGCGTATGGCCGTGATGAAGTATCGCGCAGGCTCGTTCGCGAAGCCGCCGCTCTCATCACCGCCCAGACTGCAAGGATTGATGCGCTGGAAATGGCGCTGAAAGAATTGCTTGAAGCCAGCGAAGCGGATTGTGGCACTCCTGGAATTTGTGACGAAGACGACGAAGCCGTTGGAGCTAGCCAGAGCGAAGATGGCACTATCGAACCAATGGCGACGACCTTTGGTACACTTCGCCACGCCCGCGCCACGCTGGAGGGGAAGTGATGGAAGATTGGAAGCTCACGGGCAAATGGGGCGATGAAGGAAGCGACAATGCTTTCTGGAACCTGGAAACAGGCGCCCCCACCGTCAGCCATTTCGGCAACGCACTTCAGGTATGGGCCATCTGCCAAAACAGGCCGCGCGTCACAATCGCGGAAGCAGCGTTGGCGTTCAACGTGCCGCCAGCGCGCATCTATGAGGCCGTTTATGAGCATTATTGGATGCTGATCGAGGGGCCGGGGGATGATCCCACCAATGACACTATCGAGCATGACGGAGAGTGATGATGCCACTCACCGACCAGACCGCGCGCGAACTGACAGGCAACGAAATCGCCGCGCTCAAATACATCGGATCGAACATGGATGCTGCGTCTTATGGGATATGCCGTGCAGTTTTTCCGGCTCGTCAGAGGGAGCACGCGGCGGCAGGCTCGGCCATTGCCGCGCATCTTCGGCGCAAAGGATTAGTGATGCGCGGCCATTGCGCCGGCACCTGGCGATTGACCGAAAGGGGCCGCACCGCCCTCACCCGCGCACAGAAGGAAATGGGCGATGGGTGAGTGGAAGCCGATTGAGAGCGCGCCGAAAGACGGAACGCATATCTGGGCCTATATTCCGCGCAAAACGATACCGCAGCAAAATGGCAAGCGACTAAAGCACAATTG